GACGAATACTGTAAAGATCGTGGTTGGACGTTTCATATATTTACTCAAAAGGAACTAGGAATTAAATAATGGCTGGGCAAGACGACGAGTTTATTCAGATTCTAAAAAGCTCTGCCACAGAGCTTGCTGAAGGCGCAAAGAAAGCGATTGATTGGTTCAAAGATAAAATTTCTCAAGTAACCAAAAAACTTACACGAACTCCGAATCAGGTGTTTACTAAAGACGCAACCCCTGAAATTGGTCAAATGTATATGTTTGTGTACGATCCAAAATACAAAGACACCTTACCTTTCTATGACATGTATCCTCTTGTTTTTCCGATCGAGTTTTATGGGGATGGATTTCTTGGAATCAATTTACATTATCTTCCCCCGCTCGCGCGAGCGCAACTTTTGTCAAATTTGAAAAGATTAGCAAACAACAATAAATACGATGATAGTACGAAACTGAATATATCCTATGAAATGCTTAAAGCACACGCTATAAGATTCAAGGGATTTGAAAATTGTATTAAGCGATATTTGTTTGCTCATGTAAGAAGTAGCTTTCATCAGGTTACTTCTTCTGACTGGGATAAAGCGGTTATGTTGCCGCTTCAAAGATGGAAAGTTAACCCTAATAGAAAATATGCCCGTCAGCCACCATACTAAGGTAAGAAATGTCTTTTAACGTAAATAGATTTAAGCAAAACATAAACGATTTTGGTTACGCCAAACCTAATCTGTTTGAAGTATTTGTAGGAACTCCTAAATTTTTACAAAATAAAAACATTAGAGTTGGAGGCAGAGAAACTTCAGTCAAAGGGTTGAACGATCTTTTACGTTTTCGTATCGAACAAGTTATGGTTCCAGGCGTGTCACTTATGTCCGTTGACACAAATCGTTACGGAATCGGTCCTACACAGAAGATGCCGTTCAACGCTCAATACACAGACACGACTTTTTCAATCTTGCTCGATAGAAACACTGACCTTTGGGATTTTTGGTATAATTGGACAAACGGCATCTTTAACTTTAATGGACAAGAGCCAGACGGCAACAATGTTTTTACAGGTGGTAGAATACCAACTTACACCACCGAATACAAGGACGAATATTCAACAAATATGATGATCGTTATGTACGATCAAACTGGTAAAACTATAAAAACAATTAATTTGTACGAAGCCTTTCCTTCTTCTATCAGAAGCATACCGTTGGGTTGGAATGACAATAATAATCTAATACGATTAGCAATATCTGTAACATACAGTAGCTATACTATCATTGGTTCAAACCTTAACGAAAATAGCAGCCAAGCTTCAACTGGTGGCGCTTCGTCTACTACTACAACTGGGGTGATATCTGTTTAATTCTTGGAGTAAATAATGAACAACCTACCGAAAATTGACTATCCTATACTGAATATAAAATTACCGTCAACTAAGAAAAGCTTGACATTTAGACCATTCCTTGTAAAAGAGGAAAAGATATTGTTAATGGCAAAAGAAAGCAAAAACGATGCTGATATTTTCACTGCCATTAAACAAATCGTTCAAAATTGTTGTTTAGAGAAAAAGTTTGACGTTGACGTTATTCCTATCTTTGATCTTGAATACCTATTCATCAAACTGCGAGCATTTTCAATTGACAGTGTGATAAAAATTTCATATAGAGACGGTGAAGATCAATCTGTTTATGATTTTGAAGTAGATTTGAACGAAGTTGAAGTAGAATTTCCTAAAAAGAATGAAAATACCATAAAAATCAACGAGGATACTGGATTAATTATGAAATATCCTCCCGCTTCTCTATATTCGGACGAAGAATTCTTGTCTTTACAAAAAGATCATCTGTTCGAACTAATTGTTCGTTGTGTTGACAAGATTTACGCAGGAGAAGAAGTGTATGAAGCTAAAAATTTCAGCCGCGAACAGCTTTCTGAGTTTCTTGAAAACCTAAACATCAAAGTTTTTGAAAAAGTTCACGAGTTTTTACTAAATTCACCAAAATTAAACCACGTCGTTAGTTATAAAAACAAATTAGGGAATGATAGAAAAATAGTATTCAGCTCGTTAAATGATTTTTTTACTTGGCGCTGAGTCATAACAGCTTAAAAAACCATTATAAGACTATTTTTTCGTTGGCTCAGCACCATAAATATTCAATTAGCGATATTGAAAATTTAATCCCTTTCGAAAAAGACATTTACGTCAATTTGTTGATGCAATATTTGGAAGAATTAGAAAACCATAAGAAGAAGAACAGCGTTTAATGGTCGTAAACATACTAAATTCTATATCTACTAGCATCAGAAAGATGGGGCAAGAAAACGGAACGTTCCGTCAGGTTGCTGCTCAGCAAAATAGTAGTATTTCGAAATTTATTCGTGATATTTCTAAGTTTTTTGGTTCTCAAAGCAGACAACAAAGTGAACTGAGCAATAGCATTGGTGATTTGCAACAAACAACAATGCAAACATCACAGAGAGTTAGTCAAACAAACGATCTTCTCCAAGAATCTATCTCAGTTCAAACACAAATGCTTAATGAACTTAGAAGCGTTTCTAGAGGCATCAGCAATCTTTTAGATTTAGCGGGTGCTACTGGCGGTGGGGCTGAAGGAACAGGCGGCGGAATCGGTGGTTTTATTGGAGGATTGGTTGGTGGAGCTGCACTAACAGCTGGTCTTGGTGCTGCAGCAATGTCAATGACGGGTGGGCTTGGAAATTTAAGTGGGCTTCTTGGTAACTCTTCTGGTGTAGGATTTTCTGACACAGGAGGAAATAGAGATAATGGCGGTGGTGGTAAGTTATCTGTAGGGCAAATGGTTCAACTTGCTAAGGAAGCAGGTTTTAGCGAACAAGAAGCTGTCATTATGGGCGCTATCGGAGCCGCAGAGTCCAGCGGCAACACTGCAGCGCACAATCCAGATGCATCCACAGGGGATAATTCCTACGGGTTGTGGCAAATTAACATGCTGGGCAAACTCGAACAAGAAAGAAAACAACTTTTTGGTATTTCAGATAATGAACAGCTTAAAGATCCAAAAATTAACGCCGCTGCTGCAAAAAAAATATACGATCAGCAAGGTTTTAATGCTTGGAGCGTGTATAAATCAGGCACTTACAGAGACTACTTGGGAACAGCGCAAAAATCACTTTCTGAAAAAGACGATGCATCGGCTCCTGCTGGTACTATGGTTCAGCAAGAAGGACCGATGGGTGGTGGAGCAGTTCTAGAAAGACAGAGAGAGTTGGCTGGAGTTAGAAAACTGCCACTAAGCGCAAGACTCAGGGGCGTTTTAGAACAAGCTGCAGCTAGTGTTGGCGTTCAAGCTGTTGTTTACTCAGGAGGTCAAGCACCAGCAGGTTCTGGTGGGCCACGTACTGGCTCAACTAGACACGACCATGGCAATGCCGCTGATTTATATTTGATCAAAGACGGAAGAAAACTTTCAGACACAAACCCCGAAGACAAAGCTATAATGTCTAAATTTGTCTCTGCAGCTGTCGCCGCTGGCGCAACGGGCGTTGGCGCTGGGCATGGATACATGGGACCAACAGACATTCACGTTGGGTTTGGTCAGCCAGCAACTTGGGGTGGAGCGGATTGGATTCAATCCGCTGCAGCAGGTATAACCAATAATCAAGACTTGAGTTCTGGTGGTGGAGGTTATCAAACTGCTGGAGGCGGTGGTTATGGAGGAGGTTTGGATCCTCTTTCTTCTCTTCTTGGTGCAAATATGGGAATGATGGGATCTGGTTTAGAAAGCCTTATCGGCGCTGTGATGGGCGGTTCACCAATGGGTATGATATCAGGATTACTTCCTGCACCAGCTATTTCAGGATTTGGTGGAATGCTTGCCAGTTTGACTGGCGCTTTGTCCGGATCAAGCAAACAAGACACAAATCAAGTAGCTGAAATAGAAGAAAACATGCCTGAGGAAAAAATCGAAGCCGACGATTCGGGGGCGATGATAGCTCAGTTGAAGGACAGAAGTTCTGATTATATTCAAAACATGGCAGTTCAATCTGAATCAATTAAGTTTGCGGCAATGTCACAACAACAAACTCCAACTGCTGCACCACAATATCCAAATATTGCCGATGGCTTCAGAACCAATCAAGATTTATACAGAACAGGTGCACCGAGCTCTCCTTCATGGTACCAACAGCTGGCAGGAAGAATATCTTATGACGAATCAATGAAACTCAGAGGCGGTGTACTAGCATAATGAAAAAGGGAAGACCGAAATCTCCCCTCTTGCGTTCGCCTGCAATTAGTATTTGTTAACCGTTAGCCAAGTTCTTGAAGAACTCCAACGACTCATCGTCATCGTCTTCAACAGCTGCTTGCTTTGGTGCTGCAGCAACCTTCTGTTTAGGAGCAGGTGTTTCATCCCAAGGAAGATCTTGATCTTCAGCCTTTTTTGCTGCACTCGCGCGCACGCCCGAGATATCTTCACCAAGAACCTTCATAAGCTTCGCTTGAAGTTCATCATAGCTCTTGAAGTTGCTGGCATCAAGGAATGCTGAGAGCGAATGCTCCTTCTTCCAAACAGCCTCAAGCTTAGAGTCATCGGCATCGAGCGGACCCTGCCTATCG